TTTTTTCAGAGTTACCAGGACAAATTGGAGGCACAAAAAAGCCCGCAGGGCTTACGCCTTGCGGGCTTCCAGGACTTCGTTGGATGGCTCTGGTAACCATCAACCAAGAATTTGGTGGGCTGGGGGAAGTTGAGGATATTAGCTAACTTAATGTTTTAGCTGGTTAATTACGATTTCAGATTTGTGGTGTATACCTAAACGTATACCAATGCAGATAATCGTGCCTCGTTATGTTCATATTTTGAACGCTTTGAGTAGGGTGCCTCTGACTAGCCTACGCGATACAAAAAGATTTATAGAAAAACTGGTCACAGTGTTCACTTTTATAGAAAACTCTTTTTTTTCAGTTGGTTAATTTTTTTAAGTCATTTCATAGCCTTCACTTCTATTCACGATGATCCCAAAAGGTATTTTTGGTTCATGACTTCGCCTATTATGAAAAAAATTGTTTGTTATCATTTATACACAGTAAAAGCGCTAAACTAATTTAAGGACATAAAATGGGACGTAGATCCGGTTTTGAGGGTTTTTTGAGGGCTTCGGTTAGGGCTGCTGCGGCAATTGACCGTGAAAATAAAAGATCTCTGAGAAGCCATGCCGCTGAAGCTAGGCGTGTAGAAAGGCAGAACAGACAAGAATATGCACAATACGTGCGTGAAGAAAAACAGTTAATTCGTGAGCAAAAGGAGGCAGATAAACTTGCTAAAGTAATGTATTTAGAAGATAGAATAGAGGAGGTTAACGATCTTAATTCTGATTTGCTTGAAACAATCTCTGAATTATCTGGCATTTTAGAACACACTTTAAATCATGATGATTCTATTGATTTTTCAAGTTTAAAAATGGTACCTAGTTTTAAAAAATTTCAGACACCGAGCCATCTTTTACCCGACAGTAGCCCGATAATAGATTTCGTACCTATGCCGATGGGATGGAGAAAGTTAATACCTGGTGCGGGTAAAAAATACAATTCGAAAGTAGAGTTGGCTGAGAAGAAATTAGAAATTGAAATGAAAGAGTATATCTATAAAGAAAAAGAAAAAAGCCAGAAAATCGAAGAGATGAAAAATGAATATTCACGAGAAAAAAATAGATATCTTGATGAGGTGAATCGGCATAATGAAGATATTGATGAGTTTGAAGTAAGTTATTTTTCTGGAGATGAACTATCCGTTAAAAATTACTGCGAAATGGTTCTTACTCGCTCTGAGTATCCGCAAGATGGATTTCAACAAAATTTCCGTCTTGCCTATACAATTGCAAACAAGGAATTAGTAATAGAGTATTTCATACCTAGTATCGATGTTATCCCAAAGGATTTAGAATACAAATATATTAAGACGCGTGATGCGATAACTTCAAAACTAAGAAAGCCATCGGAAATAAATAAGCTATATCAAGATATTATAGCTGCAATTGCTTTGCGTACATTACATGAGATTTTTGAGGCTGATCAGGCTGGTGCTATATTATCAGTAGTATTCAATGGGGTGCTCGATACGATCGACCCAACTAGTGGGCATGATATCAATGTAAATGTCGTATCTGTTAGAGCTTTCAAAGAAGATTTTATGGCTATAAAATTAGACCGAATAGATAAGGTAGCTTGCCTTCGTAGTCTTGGTGCTCAAGTATCTAATCATCCTGAAGAGCTTCAAGCAATTAAGCCTATTGTAGAATTTAATATGGTAGATAAGAGATTTATTGAGCAGGGTGATGCTTTATCTGGATTGGAATCGCGTCCTAATCTTATGGATTTATCCCCTGGGGAGTTCGAGGTTTTAGTTTCAAATCTTTTTTCGCAGATGGGATTAGATACCAAACTAACCCGAGGTACTAAAGATGGCGGGGTTGATGCAATAGCGTTTGATACAAGACCTATACTTGGTGGGAAAGTTGTCATTCAAGCTAAAAGATATAAAGATACTGTAGGTGTGAGTGCCGTACGAGATCTTTATGGAACCATGATGAATGAAGGTGCAAATAAAGGAATCTTGGTTTGCACTAGTAAATATGGCAAAGATGCTTATAATTTCTGTAAAGATAAACCTATAGAATTAATTGATGGTGGTGGTTTAATTTATCTTTTAAGAGAACATGCTGGAGTTGATGCAAAAATACAGCTCCTGTAGATATGAAATTCTCACCGCCTCATTATCATCTGAGGCGGTGAGAATTAAATTATCTTTCGCACTTCGGCAACCAATCCGCCTCACTGTCATCGTTTAACGTGAGGTTAGTCTGCATTCCCTGATTGGTCTTTCGCTTCATGAATTCAATCTCATATTCTTTCAGCGTTTGCGGTACAGCCCGACCAAAGGCCGTCAGGGTCATAGGGCGTTGATGGCCTCTTGCTTCCATAAAAGATAGGTACGCGTGATAGAGATACTTGCGCGGGTTGGCTGGAATAATGTTGGCGTTCCCAATATAAAGGCCGTTTGGTGTGCTGACTGCCAGCAGGTAACCGCAGAAATCCACTAATGGATCTGCACTGCGCTTTATCTCCAATGCTTCATCGGAATTTTGCTGTGCCTGTAACAACTCGCGTGCGTCACTGGGAACGGCAAAGCGTTGCATCAGGTGGCGAACAATGACGGCTAGCTCCTGAGCTATTTTCTCTATTAGCTGTGGATCCCGTTCATTCGCGGGTATCACCTCCGGAAAAGTGATGATCACCCGCCGGCGCGTTACGCCCCCGCTTCGGTCACTAAACTGCATCGGGTTGTTATTCACCGCCAGGATCACCGCCGGAATATGTGCCGAATAAGCATCACGGTATTTCGGGTCAATCGCTACCGCATCACCGCCAGTGATGGCTTTAATTCCTGCGCCGTCGCCGCTCCATTTCTCCTGGTCGGGTAACACAATCAGTGAGTATCCCACCACAGAAGCACGCTCACGCGCGGATTCCAAAGTCTCGATGCTTGCGGAGGTGGTGTTGTCTTCTCCGGCAAGCATGCGGGCAATGGAAGCCATTACGCTTTTACCGCTGCCGCCTGGCCCTGTCACTTCAAGGAACAGTTGCCAGTCGTAACGGTTTGCCAGCACCATGAAAAGTGCGGCGAGTATGCGCTCTTGTTTTTCACTTTGCTGGTTTGCAGCCCGTGTTAACCATTGCCAGAAATTAGGGGCATACTCTGCAAGGTTTTCACCGGCTTTAGGTTGTGTGTAATCAACACTGTTTACGGTTCGCAGCCAATTGTTTGGATTGTGAGGACTAAAATGTCCTGTGACGGTATCAAACACCCCATTGCGGAATCCTATCAAACTTCTCGCCGGTTTCCCTGTTTGAGGCACCATCAGCTTCAAGGTATCAATAATTCCGCTAATACCAGGTGCCGAAAAGGGGGCGCGGATCTTTTGAAATAAAGCGGCGATCTCACGGCTGAGAACGCCGTGGGGTAATATCTGCCACGCACCGTTCTCATAGCGGCAGAGATCCTCTCCCACCTGCGGCACAGCTAATCGTTGTTCATAATGGGTTATTAATAGTTCCGCTTTCTCGCTTGCGCTCATGGATTTAAGGTCTGCGTCACTGACCGTTTCAAAAGGGCTCTGCGCAGATGGCTTATTAAAAGCGCGGAGCTGTTCCAGCGTGTAGTCACGACCTTCCTGCATGAATACATCGTTCCAGTCACCTGCGATTAAGGGGAGCACAACCTTTCCGTTGACCAGATTTGCGGCTTCTTTAGCTTTCTTCTGTCCTGTGCCGTTCCGATCATTATCTGCCGCCATAAGCAGCACGGCGTCAGGGTATTTCTCACGCAGGCACTTAGCCAGATGAGGGAAGTTATTGGCACTCATTGCCACATACACGGTTTCACCCGTCAGCGCATGTATTGTCAGGCCGGTTGCATAGCCTTCTGCCATCCAGATAACGGCGTTGTCTTTTCCTTCAAAATGATGAGCTGCGCCGGTAACCTGCCCACCCGCAAGCATGCGTTTTTCCCCCGACCCGTTAATAAGCTGGGCGTTGACCAGGTGACCCGACAAATCATACAGAGGAATGACCAGGTCACCGGCCACGAAATCTACTCCGCCCACGCGCAGGCCATTGCCCTGCAACGTCAGCGCTTCCTTATCAACCCAGCCTTTTTTCTCCAGATAGGCATTGCCTGCCGCTTTGCGGGCGGCATTCACCAGCGCCTTCGCCTGACCGGCTGCCTTCTGGCGGGCATCGTCTTTTTGCTGTTTTACAGCGGACTCGTCGTGATGAACCGCAAGAGGCTGAGCCTCTCCCAGAATTTCAGCCACCTTCACGGCGGCTTCTTTCGTGGTGATATCCAGCGTTTTCGCAACCAGATTTAGCCCGTCACCTGCACCGCAGTGGTTACATATCCAGGTGCCTCTTCCTGCCTGATTATCGAAGCGAAAGCGGTCTTTCCCCCCGCAAACGGGGCAGGCTGAATGATGCCCGTGAGGGGCAACGTTTATACCCAGCGCTGGCAGAAGCTGAGGCCAGCGCCCTGTCGCGGCGCTCACGGTGTTTTGAACAATCATTTGTGTCATATGCGCCTCTGTCAGTGCAGCGTGGTTTCAGGAGTGGTGTGAAGACAAGGACGGAACAGCTCGTCCATCATGGATTCTCCGAGCTGTGTCAGGCGGGGTTTTGCCACCAGAATATCGGGCTGCACCATGTCGCGCAGCATGGCGCAGGCGATGTCCATACCCAGCTTTGCGCCGTGCTGACGGACATAGTAGCTTTCGACCTCTTTTGCGATGGTCATTTGCAGTTCATCTAGCGAGTAGCCGGTTTCAACGCCGTAGGCGGTACAGGCATCGAGATAGGCCTGTGCGAGGGCGCGCCGGTAGAGGGCGGCGAGCACTTCAACCGGCAGGCAGGATTGCTGAGTCGTATTCATTCGTAGACATCCTCCATTTGCGTTTTGATGGCGGTCTCGCAGGTGTCTACTACTTTGCCGAGCTGGTCAGTCAGCAGCGCAACCATTGAGGCCATGGAATTCAGCTGATCGCCGCTGGGCACATGCCCTAACGAGTCCTGGGTATCAAGCATGTCGAGGAACATCACGCCGACGTTGTGCGCGTGTTGCAGGCGCAGGAAATCAGCATGCGGGATAGGGTAATGGGTATTGGGAAAATAGAAGGACGCGAGCTTGTTCATGCGGCCTCCTGAGCGGGCAGGCGACCGGCAAAGCACAGCACATAGTCACGGGCAAACTGGCGACGGGCAGAATGTTCATTGTCGGCGGCGTAACGAAGCATACAAACCGGCGCTTTAGGTTCAGCACGGCGCACGGCGGCGAACAGGAACGTAAATTTAGGATGTGGGGTGGTGAGGGGTGTAGCCATGGTGGCAGCCTCCAATAAGTATTGGTTATTGCTACCACCGAAGTTTCCACGCTTATGGGTGGTAGCCCAGACGGGGGTGGAAATACCGGCCTTATTGGAAACCGGCCTGACCGAGGTCAGCCCCGCCTGAGCCACCATTGCTTGATAAGCACAGCAGTTAAGAAACCACTGAGCAAATAACAGGTGCGCTAAGGCATCGACATAAAAAAACACGCCAGGCGCGTGTTGTGTCGCCAATAAGTAACTCGGGTTTCCACGCCCGGCTGCCGATTTTGCGGCAGCACAAAAACTATAGAGCAGGGGCTCGCCAGAGAAAAGCCTTTTTTGAAGCATTGGCCGTTTCTCCTTAGCAATCGGTCAGGACTTGATCGGACTGCTGCGGATTTGATCGGAAGTGCGAATCATCCTCAGAACTAACGTTTTCGGCTGTTACGGATAACATGCCCAGGGTATTGCTGGTAAATGCAGGCAAGGGATTTTTTCTGCCGCAGGCGGCAGCCATCAGGCCTTCAGCCAGATAGGCCGCCTCTTGTGTATTGAGCTGGATATTATGATGACCAACAGCCAGAGAAATCATTGCATGGTCTCCTGAGCGCGTGCGGCGATGCGGTCATTCATCCAGCCCTCAATCTCCGAGGCAAGCCAGGCCACGTTCTTACCGCCGAGAGAAATCTGGGCAGGGAATTGCTGACGGCTGATTAAGTCGTAGAGGGTGGAGCGGGAGAGACCGGTGGTGTGGATCACTTCCGGCAGTCGCATAAAGCGATCGCGTGGATAAGCCGGTGGCATCACAGGGGCAGAAGAAGGGGGCGTATTTTGAGCGGTGGAGAGCATGGTGCTACCTCATATTTGTATCCGGCTGGACGCGACCAGTACCGGCTGTTTCGTTAAGGAGCCCCCTATTTTGATAATTTTTTTTCGTTTAGCAACAAGCTCTTGCGTTAAAAAACCTTGAAAAAAAATGCTTGTTTTTTTAAACAACATCAGGTCACCAAAGCCCAAATGCCTACAGTTGCCTACAAATGCCTACAGTGACATGCAGGTTATTTACCGAACAATGATTAAGTGGTTTTGGTTATTAATGAACTCAATTTTAATAGGAAAAAATATTAAATTATTTTGGGCTAGCCAGAAAAAGGCTTTTTAAGACAGGGAACAGTCGTGAACAGTGAGTGAATAGCTTTGGGGAAGGTGTTCACTGATTAAATTAATGATTTAATTATATTTTATTTTAAAGTGAACAGTAGTGAATAGTATTTATAGAAATATAAACTCTCTCCATTTTCATGGCTTACGTCCCAGTCCGTTGTACCAGCGCTGAGCGAACGCCATCAGATAGAAATGTTGTGCCAGCCTCCCCACAATATCCTCACATTGACAACACATTGCTGAGGTATGCCATGAAATCCGATTCAACCAAAACCGTCGAAGCCGTTATCCAGGACTTTTTTCAGGTCAAAGCCGGTCACAACGAAAAGCCATCATCAGGAAACGCTGAAGACACTATCCAACGCTTTGAGCAGGCCAAAGCGGCTTTTGCGCAGGAAAAGCAGGCACTGGATGAAATTGAAAGTTCGATTGCCCGATGCGCCCAGGAAAAAGAAACGGCGAACAGCGAAATCAAAGAAAATGAAGAGAGCTGGCGTTCACGTTTTCGCAAGTCACGCGGAGTTATGACGGACGAGCTCAAGAACGCGCACAGTCAGCGGGCTGTTCAGCAGGGATTAGTTAAAGAGTTCGATGACCTGATTGAGGAATTGAGTGTCGAGAAAGAATCAGCGATGCTGCATTGTGCTAATGCCGGGGATGCGTTGATTAGCGCCCACCGCAGCGCACTGAATGCCTATGCTGACCATCAGTGGCGACTGGCCATCAACAATCTCAGTCCGGCGTTGGTACGCGCTGTGAAACTTAAACTTCTGGCGTTATCCAACGTCAGCTACCAGGAAACACAATCCGGTCATTATGTAGAGCCCGCCAAAATTATCAGCGCTGAAATTGGCAAGGCGCTTGTCGTGGCGGCTCGCATCGGTCAGTTAAACATGGATGCTGAACCTGTGCTGGAGAAAATTGGGACGCATGCTCCTGCGTTGCCTGGTGTCGATGTGGCGCTATTACAAAGCCCGATAAAAAGACAGTTACTGGCACGTAAGCTGACAGAGCGTGCTACTTCAAAAAAGGAGTAACAGCAAATGATGCGCTGCCCGCTTTGCAGCTCTGTTTCTCACATTCGCACAAGCCGTTATATCACCGAACAGACAAAGGAGTCTTATTATCAGTGCACCAGGCTGGAATGCTCATGCGCATTTAAAACAAATGAAAGTGTCAGTAAAATCGTTAAAAGAGAAAAGCTAAAGCGGAAAATATAAATTTCAGCTCGTTTCAATTCCCCAAAAAAATAACCTCAAGTGTCGCTTTCGAATAAGGCGGCATTTTTCATTAATACGGTGCAAATTCGTCCCTCCTGACAGCCTTTTCTCTGGCTAGCCTGTCCTTGTAAGCTCTGCATGCATAGGGTGCATGGTTTTGCATGGATCCAGGAGTGCTCAAAATGGCTCTAACCCCTTGCTAAACGGGATTTCAGCGGCTTTTATTCATGCATTAAAACCAGTGAGCTAAGTCAGCAGCGGGCAGGCGGGGAGAACTGCGCGCGCAGGGGGATTAGTGTCCTGAGTTGATTGAAAGCCTGATAATAGAAAGAATATAAACTTTCTTAATGGAATTGTAAGTATTAATTTTATATGTGATTTGTACAGCGGTTAAAAAAGTATATTCACGTAAGCATGGGGTAGTAACCCCATGCTTATATAATGTTAGGCTACAATTTTTAGAGGATGAATGTTCATTAATTCATTTTCAGGTACTGCAGGCCAGTTTTTGAAATTATAAAAACAGGTGTAGTCACACTCTACCTGTTTTTTCATTATTCTAGTCGCAGGCTTTATTTCATCTAAAATAAAGTAAGCACACATGCTTGTAGAACTGTTTTCTTTGTCATTAGATATCACGCTTCTTAGTTCATTTGCTTTGATACTAATTCCGAGTTTCTTTTTAGCTAGTTCTCGGTTGACTATTAAAACTCCTTTTTCACTAAGGGATTTTACATGTGGGATATTTTCTTCAAGTTCATTTAATACAATATTATAATCACCTTTGCAAAGATTTATATATGAGCGGTGCATCAAAAGCGTTGTGTAAGGAAGTCCATTGTCATACGCTCTCTGTAAAAAAACTAGCGCTTCATCAAAGTTTTTTTTCTTATGATGGTAATCAGACATGACTTTATTATAAACAACTCCGTGTGGAGATGGTGGTACTGAATTAATGTATTCATCTAAAAAGTCATCATTAGATTCATCAATGGACAATATGTTATAGATATTATTAAATTCATCAGCAGACCAAATGGCATCAATTGCTTTGCGAGCTAGGCTTGATGCTTCTGAAATGTTATTAAAGTAAGCTATATAATATAGGGCTTTACATGTGTAAAAAGAAGACGTTAACTTACTCTCTTCAAGCTCAGAGTATGTATCGAAAAATGTTTTTAAAAGTAAAATTGATTCATCTTTCTCTTCTGAGCCAATCAATGATGCATGTAGGTCACACAATCTTCCAAGGATAGATCTCCTTTTTTTCACTGAAGATTTTGAATATATATTGTTTAATGTATCAATCTGATTTTTAATTTTACCTATTTTTTTAGTTTTACAGGTTTCAGAAACTCGAATGCCAATGTACTTAAGATGAGCTGGGTTTATCTCCTGCATCGATAACAGTAAGGCTTCAATTTCATCATCTTGATTTTTTTTATCAAGTGATTCTATATGCTTATTAATAATAGACTGTCGTTTTATTTCCCAAACATTATTATCCAAACTACCGTCAAGTTTTAAACTTTGGTCTAACCAAGATTGGATTTCTTCAACAGTGACGATACTTTCACGATTATTACCTTCAATATATTTTATTGAAAGCCTGGAGAGTTCATTGCGTAGAATCGTGCTGTATTCGAATTTATTCAAAAGTGATTTCAAAAACTTTATTTTGTCAGCAAGGACCGTAATTAAATTCGCTTTTGATAAATAATACCCAATGTTATATGGGTCAAGTTCTATCAATTTATCCGTTTCAGCCAATGCCCTGTCTAACTTATTAGTTTCTTCATGGATCTTTATTAAACGTTGTATATATCTAGCCTTCAATGCATCATCTAAAGATGTATTCATGAAGTTTTTAGTTTCTAATTCAGCTTGTTCATAATTTTTACTTTTTATTAATCCATCTAAATAAATTAAATTTCTGAATGAAATTTCAGGTATTTTATCATCCGAGAGGTCATCATCGGAAAGGTCGTTAATTAAAGATGATATATCTTGAGTGACGGAGTTTTTACGAATTTGTTTCAAATCTTTAGCTATGAAACTATTAGAGCATAAGCTAAAATCATCGGAAATGAAATTATGAATCATCCGCTCTCTTTTTGTAGACTTTGGTGTCCCACTAAAAGAAAGTGACCCGCCATTATTAACTTCGTGGAATAATTCAGCAAGAACTTCATCGAAACCTTCTATTTCTACAAGATATACACGATCTTTTAGTAAGAATTTAGATAGCTCTGGGCTTATTGGTGTGTCTTTTCTGTGGCACCAGTACACGCCATTTTTGAGATAATCATCCTGTTTCAATAAAGAATTTATAACATCCATTATTGATTTGTCATTACCTGCATATCCAATAAATATTAGCCCATACTCTTTTGTGAACTCTATTAATTTTTCTTTTGTATTTACTTCTAGAGATTCAGTTTCATTAAGTGAGCTTTTTATTCCATCGAAGAGGTAGTCACCATGAAGTTTTATTATTTTAGGTCTAGAGGAGGTTATTGATATACCCTTAATTGATGAGTCATGTGCACACAGAAGAGGTCTTTCAGCAGATAGCTGATAAAAAGCTTCATTAATAAGATCGTCGAAGTTGGTTGTGAAAACAGTGTCAAATAATTTTCTATCAAATAACTCAACTAAGTAAGCATAGCCAATAGAAGGGAGGCGCTTATCTACCTGTTCCTCTACAAATCTTCTTCTTTGTGCCGGAAGGTCAAACTTCTTCTCAAACAATGAAGAGTATTCATTACTGTCATCGTACCAGTCCATTTCATTACTTCTTAACCACTCTTTTGCTGATTCCGTATCTGTATATGAAGTTGTGGCTAATCTCTCAAAAACTTCTTTCCTCCATTCATCAACTAATTCAGCTGCTGTTCTTATACCTGAAGTAACAGAAGCCCCTGCACCTAAAAATAAACTATAATTAGGCATGGATCCGGATCTTGTTCTAATGTAATCCGCTAAATCCTTCACAGTTCTCTTTTTTTGGTCTAATTTTCTTGTGTTCTCGATTCTCATTTCTACACCTTCAAAAATAAATTGAAATTGAAAATGTTATTATGAATGGGGAATAATTCTTACTCTTTACATCGATCTCCCCACCAACGCATAAGTTCTTTTCTGTGTTCTAAATACGTAGAGCGGTTATACGAACGCCGTACGTCGTTTTTATCGCTGTGTGCCAGAGCCGCTTCAATTGCATCAGGATTAAAACCCGCTTCATTCATAGCTGTACTAGCAATAGAACGTAACCCATGAGCGACGAGTTTTCCACCATAACCTATCCGTTTTAACGCTGCATTGGCAGTCTGGCTGTTCATTGGATTACGTGGGTCATTACGGCTAGGGAATACGTACTGACGACTTCCACTAATTGGACGCATGATTTCCAGTAGCTCTAAAGCTTGTTCCGACAACGGGACTATATGGTCGCGCTTTGCCTTCATACGTTCTGCAGGAATGCACCACAGCTTATTCTCTACGTCGATTTCTGACCAGGCGGTTGCTGAGGCTTCCGCAGGTCTTATCAGAGTCAGTAACTGCCATTCAAGCAGGCAACGGGTTGGTATAGACAGGTTGCTCATAGAAATGGTGCGCATTAGCTTGGGCAGTTCTTCGGGGCGAATTGTAGGCATGTGCTGCTTCTTAGGTCGTTCAAAAGCATTACCGATACCTGAAGCAGGGTTTGCCTCTATTAAGCCAACATTGACCGCATAAACCATGATCTCATTGATGCGCTGGACTAACCTCCTGACTGTTTCCAATGCTCCCCGCGCTTTGATTGGTTCTAACACCTGGATCAAGGCACGCGCTTTTAACTCCTGAACGGGAACATTTTCAATACTGGGTAGGATGTCTTTCTCAATAGAACGCCAGATATCTTTAGCATGGTCAGTGCTGACATGACTTTGTTTCAGCTCGAACCATTTGCGTGCAACATTGATGAAAATGCTTTCCTGAGCGATCTGGAGCTTCTCGGCTTCTTCCCCAGCTCTTGCTTGCGGGTCGATCCCTCTGACTAACATCGCCAGCTTCTCAGCACGTACTTCTCTGGCATCAGCCAGGGAAAGAGCAGGATAAGCGCCAAGGCTGATCATGGTGCGTTTTGAAGTGTTAGGAACCTGGTAGCGGAACCGCCAAATTTTCTTACCGGTGGTTTTGACCAGGAGAAAGAGTCCGTCACCGTCATGTAAGGTGAGGTCTTTATCGGTGGCTTTGGCTTTATGTACTTCGGTATGGGTGAGGGGGCGTGTAGTTCGCGCCATGCAAGGATCTTCCCTAATTGGTATACGTTTATTGGTATATATCTTAGCGTATACCAATTCGTATACCAATAGACGCCGGTTTCAGGCGGATCTTCTCGGACTTCAACAGACACAAAAAAGCCCGCAAACCTAGAAGGGATGCGGGCTTTCAGGACTTCTCCGGACTTATCTGGTAATACCCGGATCATTATTTGGTGGAGCTGGGGGGATTTGAACCCCCGTCCGAAATTACTACACCGTCGGCACTACATGCTTAGTCCAATCTTTACATTCGCCGGTTAGCTGCGGATGGACACGCCACTAACAAACTATCCTG